CGACTTCAACGGCAAGCCCTGCGGCTCAACCATCCACTTCCGGTCGTATGTGCAGCCAGCCGAGAGCTACGAGGGCACCGTGCTCGACTGGATTCACTTTGACGAGCCGCCGCCCCGCGACATCCTGACCGCGTCCACGCGCGGCCTGATGAGCACCAACGGGCCGAGCTGGTACACCATGACGCCTCTCAAAGAGGCATACATCTACGACCTGCTCTCGCTGCACGCATTCAACAACGGCGGCGAGGACCAGGAGATCGCAGTCTTTCGCGGCTCGACGTGGGACAACTGCCAGGACTGGTGCCGCGCCTGCGACACCACCATTCCAGAGAACGATCCCGACAGGCTCAAGGCTGGCGAGGTGCGCCCCATCGACCACTGCCCGAAGTGCGGACAGGTGATGGGATTCCTGCCCCGCGCGGGCATCGAGAACTACCTGAAGAAGATCACCGACCCAGACGAAAGGGAAGCCCGTGAAGAAGGAAAATGGAAGCACCTCTCAGGGCTGGTCTACAAGATGCTCGACCGCGAGAAGCATCTGTACGAAGACTTCACCATCCCGAATGACTGGATGCGGATTGAGGTGCTCGACCCACACGACGCGCGTCCGTGCTGCTGGCTGTTCGGCGCGGTTTCTCCCGAAGAGATCATCGTCAACGGCAAGAGTGCCAACCGAATCTACTGGTACGCCTACCTCCGGCCTTCAGGAAACATCGAGTCCATCTGTCGTCAAGTCAGGGTGAAGCGCGCCGAGCACAACTACAAAGAACCGGCCATGCTCATCATCGACGTCAAGTTCGCCGCGGCGGAGAAGCCACTGCACGGCGAGCACTTTCCGTCATGGGAGGAAGAGCTAGAGAAGGCGGGCATGAAGCACATCGTCCACTCGTGCTCCGCGCCGGGCGACGTGACGCTCGGCCACAAGCGGGTGAAAGAGTATCTCGCACCGCACTACTCAGCAGTGCGCGGAAAAGAGTTTCCCGGCATGATGTTCGCGCGCGATAAGACCGCCGGCGAGGGCGGGCCTTTCCAGCATATGAGCAACTACTCGTGGAAAGAAGGCACCGACAAACCCGAAGAGGCGTACAAGGACTTTTGCGACTGCGTGAGATATGCCGCGCTGGAGCAGCCGCTCTACTCCCGGCCCCAGCCGGAACTCGACCAGGAGTTCGTGCGCTCGGTGCTGGCACGAGAAAATAGTAAGCCGCAGGGATCGGTGTTGTATGCTGGACTCGCAATGAGGTCTTAGCCTTGGCCCCGATCATTCCCTTCATCCCGCTCATCGCCGCTGGGGTAGGTGCCGCCGCCACGGGCGTAGCCATCGCAGAGCAGCCCAGCGCGCCCACGGCCCCAACCGACACCGCATCCCAGCAGGCAGAGGCAGCCAACGCCGCTGCGCAGGCCCAGGCGGAGGCATTGCAGAAGCGCAGAGGTCTTGCTGCCACCGTTCTCACCTCACCGATGGGAGCACCCGGCTCGGCCTCGGTGCAGAAAGCGACGTTGGGATAGATGCCAGTCACGCTCGCCGCCGACCGCAACTACAACGCGACTATGGGATGGTCTCCGTCGAAGCTCGGCAAGCGCGATGACCAGTCCAAGGCGAAGGACTGCGAGAAGTATCTGGAGATTCTGGCTGCCCAAAGACTATTTTGGGAACCGCAGATCGACAACATCATCGCGTACGTGAACCACGGGCGACGCTTCATTCAAGACCGCGACCTGTGGCCGGGGCAGACTACCGGACAGGAAATCTTCGACGACACGGCAATGCTGGCGCGCAACAAACTGCGCGACGGCATGGTGGGGAACCTGTGCTCACGCAACCAGCCGTGGTTCGGGCTGGAGATACCGGGCAAGCTGAACTTCCCTCGAACCTCTGGGATGCGCGCGTGGAACGGGCAGCGCGTGGACTCGTACCCGCAGGTGCAGAAGTGGTTGCAGGAGTGCCAGACCGTGCTCTACTCGGCATTCAACCGCTCGAACTTCTACGACAAGAATCCCGAGTTCATCTCGGACGGAGCGACCTGCGGCACGGCGTACCTGCTGATCGAGGAAGACCTGCGCAATGCGCGCGCCGTGTTCACCGTGCCGCACTACCGCGAGTGCTACATCGCGGAGAACGAGTTTGGCGAGGTGGACACAAACTACCGGGTCTACAAGATGACCCTGCGCCAACTCGAAGAGAAGTTCGGCATGGAGGCAATGGTCGCCGCTGATCGCAACTTCAAGCGCGACTACCAGGAGAACCTCTACTCCGAGCGCGACGTGCTGCACGCCATCTATCCGCGCAGAGACTTCGAGCCGGGACGCATCGACGCCAAGGGAAAGAAGTGGGAATCGGTCTGGGTCTACCGCCGGGGCGGGAAGATCCTTGCGCCGGACGGGAGCACGCAAAAGGGAGACGACGGAGTTTCCCTGCTGGCGGAGGGCGGATACGACTCCATGCCCATCATCTCGTGGCGCTGGAGGAAGAACGATGACGAGGTGTACGGCCGGGGGCCGGCGCACGATGCCTTCGTGTCCATCGCGCAGCTAAATCAGATTGGGAGAACCAATCTGGTAACTGCCCAGCGCGCCGCGGAGCCGCCGCTGGTCGCGTACTCGGACATGCGCGGCGCAATTCAGCGCGGGCCGAACTCAATCACCTACATGGAAGGCAACCGTGGGGACATCCGTCTTCGGATGCCGCAGCAGCTCATCACCGGCGTGCAGAACCTTCCCTTCACGATTGAGTACCAGGAGCGCGTGGCGCGCATCGTGAATGAGCACTTCTACACCGACGTGTTCCAGATGATGTCGCAGCTCGCCGCCGCCGGACAGTCGGAGCGCATGGTGACCGAGCAGATCGCGGAGCTTCAGAGCGAGAAGGCCGCAATCCTCGGCACGCGCGTGGGCAATCTTCAGTCGGAGGCTTTTGACCCGATCATCGTGCGTATGTTCGACATCGAGGCGCGCGCAGGGCGCATCCCTGACCCGCCCGACATCCTTACCAACTCGGTTCACTCAGGTGTGGAGATTCAGTACCTCGGCCCGCTGGCGCAGGCGCAGACCCGGCTGACCAAGGTGCGCTCGATCACCACGTTCCTGCAACTCACCACGCAGGTTGCGCAGATCGACCCGCTGGTGCCGCGCTACCTCGATTCGCTCTTCCTGCTGCGAGAGCTGGGAGATGCGGTAAGCGTTCCTTCTGGGGCCATCCGCGACGACAAGGCAATCACCGCCATCCACCAACAGGCCGATGCGATGGCGCGGCAGGCGCAGACCGCAGAGAATGTGCCCAAGCTGGCGAAGGCTGCCGCCGCGCTGTCCAAGGCTCCTGAATCCGGTTCGATTCTCAAGGAACTGATGGGAGGCGACAATGCCGGAACAACCGCGTGACCCCGCCAAGGAGATGCAGCAGCGGTACAAGAACGTCTTTGGCACGATGGAAGGTCGCCGCGTACTCGGAGATATATTGACTCTCGGACACTTTGGGGAAATACTGAACCCGCAGGAAGATGTAAGGTTGGGAGAGCACAACCTCGCCATTGCGATCGCGCGGATGGCCGGAGCGTTCGACCAGGTTTACCAGTTCTACGGAATGACAGAAAAAGGAGAATGAAATGGCAGGCTCACCGCCCGATTACGACAATGTACGGCAGGGAGGGCCAGACGGCCTCCGCATTCCGCAGGAGCAAGGCAAGGCCACCTACGCCATCAAGAAGCTCACCAGCATCGACATCGGCAAGGTCGGATCTTCGAACGTCTACACCCTGACGCCCGACCAGACGCTCTCCTCCGAGATCATCGTCACCGACGCGAGCGCCGCTGCTACGGTGAAGTGGCCCGGTGCCTTCCCCGGCTACGTGTTCGTCGCCTACAACAACTCCGGCCAGTCCTGCACCTTCCAGGTCACCGGGCAAACCGGCGTGCAGATCGCCAACGGCAAGCGCGCCGTGCTGGTCTGCGAGGCGACGGACATCGCTCGCGTGACGGCGGACACCTAGAATGCCGCCATTCTCCGGCGTGCGCCTACGCATCGGCATGGCGCCGCGCTCTCAGCCCTTCGACGAAGCGATGGACTCGCTGGATATTGCCATGCTCACTGCTCAGGCGGCGGGCATGGCAATCAAGTTCACCAAGGTGAGGCGCGGCTGTCCCGGATTCCACAACTGGGGGCCGATCATGGCGCAGGCCATCGCAGAGGGCGACACGCACATATTCCTCGCCGCCGATGACATGCTCTACCCGCCCGACACGATCATCCGCCTGGTCTCTGCGGATAAAGACATCGTGAGCGGCATCTACCGCAAGAACATGGTGCGCGAGCTTCAGCCGGCTAACCTGACCGAATCGTGGGACGAGTTCCTCGAAAAGTTCAACTCTGGCGGTCTGCACGAGACGAAGATGGCGGCGGGCCACAGCATGACAATCAAGCGGCATGTCATCGAAAAGATGATGGCCGACTACCCGGAGCTGGCGTACAGGGTTGGCGAAGAGACGCAGTACGCGCTCGCGCTGCCGATGATCGAAGACGGGAAATGCTTTCAGGACGACTGGGCATTTTCGATTCGCGCGCGTAGGAGCGGCTTCACCATTTGGGACGACTACGGGTTGAGGCTCAAGCACTACTGCTATGATTTCCTCGGATTCGAGGGACTGGAGGCACAGAATGCCTAGCGGGGGGAAAGGCGGCAAAGGTGGGCAGGCATCGAACGCGGACTTGCAGGACGATGAGGACGTGATGAACC